ATACATGAGTTTCTTCCCAGAACAGATTGATATGAATGAACTAGCAGCACAGACTGCAGAGAAGATGGGAGACGACCCAGCTAAGATATTGAACCAGGATATCATTAATCCTACACCACCAGAGGGCACAGAAGGCTCACAGGCGATGGGAACTACTCCACAGGACAATACAGCTAACAACATAGCTAATGGATTAGGAGGAGGAGGTGACCCTGGATTACAGGAACTAGCTCAATTACAAGGAGGAATAACACAATAATATGATAGATAAACTACTTAAGAAATTCGGTTACATTAAAGAAATAAACTTATCTCCAATGGATGTAAACAAGATGTTTGCTGCCCAGTTTGGTGATGTAAGTGATTATGTTATCGATAGGAAGCAACAAGAAGAGTTATTCCAAGATCTTAAAGAGGTAGAGGGGTTTACTGATTATCTTAAGGCTACTATAGCTAAAGACATTCAGCGTCACTTCTCTGCTGGAACTGAAAAAGAACAAGATATTATCAAGGGTGCAACCTCTAGAACTGCATTCTTTTTGACTAACCTAACTAAACCTCCTGTTGAGCCAGATACAGGTTCAACACTAAATAATCCTAGATACGGTAAGTAACTTGGATAAAGGAGATTAGTGTGGTATAATAATTAAAGCGTTGTACATTCTGTCGTGGGTATCGAGGTATTCACTGCAGACTGCGTAACGTGGCAGTCTTTATAAATAATTTTCATACAAACTTTGTGGACTCAACCACCGTGGACTCAACCACGTTACCAAGGGATAATCTATAAAGGGAAGTTTGAATACATGAATATTATGTCAAATCCAAATGAGAATAATGACAATGAAGAAGCACAGGTAGCAGCAGCCGCAGAAGCCGCTAAGGCAAATGCTGATGAGTTAGCAAAGATCAAAGGCGAAAACGCCAACTTGATTGATGAGATGAAAGAACTTCGAACTACAAAGAACGAAGAAATTGAAGCTCTTAAGCTAGCAAAGCCACCAGTGGATAAAAATGGAGAAGGAGAAGGTGACATTCAGTCACAGATAACGAAAGCTTTACAGGAACGGGATAGCTTATCTCTCAAGGAAACTAAGGAGAAGACTATTGCAAATTTCAGGGAGAGTCAGTCAGAATTCAGTTCTGATAACGATCCAGGTAATCTTAAGTTCGCTACATTTGAGAAAGAGTTAAAGAAATTTAACCTTGATGATCTGAAGTCAGAAGGAGAGATTAAGTCTAGGTTGAAAGAAGTCTATGATTTCGCCAACAGAGAAAAAACATCTGAGGACAATAGTAATAACCAGTACGCAAGTACAAGCAGAGAGGGGGGAACAGCACCTGCGATAAGTGGAGCACAATTATCTGAGAAAGAAAGGAAACTTATCAAGATTCATAACTTTGAAGAAGAACGATATCTAAAGATGAAAGAAAAGAGACCACATTATGTGAATAATCTCTTGAAATTCATTGACTAGATCTTTACACAATAAATAAATTAAAATGGCTTTTAAACAAATTGGAAGTCTTAACCCACACGGAGCCCCAGTAATGAGACGTGCTATCATCACAGATGAAGTCGTATCAGTACTACAGGATTCTATCAAGCTAGTGTCGGGATTCGGTTCATTAGGAACAGGGGGAGTTGCTGTTTTTGGACACGTTATCTCACATGAAAGAGCTGATGGAGTTGGAGTAGAAACATCTGGAGCTGCGGGATCACAGTCAGGAAGTTATATTGGAACATATACAGCATCTGCGACTAACGAAACAGTAGAAAAGGTTGTAGCAGTTTGTGATATCTCAAAGAGTACTTTGTATTCTGCAGAGGTTGACGCAGCTATTGGAACAACTACTGGTTCTAACCTACTAGGGTACAACATTGACCTTATTGACGAAGATACTCTTGACGAGTCTTCAGCAACTACAGGGACAGCTCAGTACTTTGGATGGGGGGTAGACTCAAATAACACTGCACAAGCAGTTGTTAACATACATGAAAGTGTCGTTTTTGGTTTATAGTTTAACTAAGTAATATAATAATATGGAAAACAGATCAAGTTGGACAGATCTTATTGCTGGAGTTGGACTTCAAATCGCTGAAGTATTTGATTTGGGACAAGAGGAGTACATGCCAGGAATTGGTAACGTACTTACTTCAACAACAGGTACTGGAGCAGAACGAAACTTCACAGGTAAGACTGGACTAGGAGAACTCTACGAGTTCGAAGAAGGTGACGATATTCCTCTAAGGAAACGTTACAAGACTTATACAACAAAGGTTACTTACAACAACTTCGGTAACGGAGTGCAAGTAACAAAGAACAACATCATGGACAGAGACTTCGATGCTCAACTTGATGAAATGAAAGACTTGTCAGTAGCTGCAAACTTTGCACAAGACAAATCTGGACTTCAATTGTTCAATGGAGGATTCGCCACAACTCAAAAGGTTAATGGCTACACTATGACATTTTACAATGACGGTGTACCAACATTCTCAACAGTTCACCCTACAGTTGTACCAGGGGGATCTACACAGTCAAATGCATCTTCAACAAGTATCGCATTTGGACATGACAATCTAGAGACAGCACACGTTGCCCTTATTGAGCAGCAAACTGACGATGGAATTCCTCTTGCCCTTATGGGTAAGCCAAGAATTGTTGGAGCACCAGCACTTGGACGAGAATTTAGAGAGGAAACAGAATCAACACTAGATCCTGAAACAGCAGAAAACGCTATCAACGTGTTTACTGGTGGAGTAATGGATGTAGCGACATCAACTCACTTAGCAGCAGCTAATGGAGGATCAGATACAGCATGGTTTGTTATCATCCCAGGACGAGACAAACAGTATCATGAGATGCGACAAGCACCAGTACTAGAATCAGATGTGGATATTCTTTCAAAGAATGTTACATTCACAGTTGACGCTAGATGGGCTAACTATGTAAAAGATTGGAGACGTAAGTGGGCTTCTAAGGGAGACGCAACTGCATACTCAAGCTAGTATAATAGTACCAACCCTCGTGGGTTGGGTGTTGCACATATGAAAGTGTGTGTGGCACCTAGCCTACGAAGGGATAGATAAGTTGACCCCATTAGTCAGGGAGGAAATTAAAAATATAGATTATCTATTTATCAGACTAGAAATTATAATAAATTAAAATAAAATGGCAAGAAAAACACATTACACAAGTCAAATCGATTCAGCTAATGGATTCTCAGTTAATGACGTAACAGTCATTGATGCAAACGGAAACACAGCAATCGCAACAGAAGCACTAACAACAACAGCACCTGCACTAAGTCCTTTCGGATCTAGTTCACTTGATTCTACAGCTAACGCAGTAGATGGAACACTAGCAGCAGGAACATATATTGGACAGGTTAAAGTTATAGTTATGACTGAAGCTTCTAACTCAAGTACAGTTTCAATCGCTAACCACGTAACATCTGACCCAGAAGTAGCAACATTCGATGCTGTTGATGAGACAGGAGTATTCATGTGGACAGGAACAGAATGGGCTACAATCTATGCTACTTGTACCTTTGCATAGGATACTATTACACACTAATTAAAACTTATGTCAAAAACATTAAGAAACCCAATAGATAAGGATGTCGCAGTTACACACTTAGGAGTTGATTACAGCCTGAAAGCTGGTGACTCAATAGTGGTATCAGACGAGATTGCTATCTTCTGGAGGAGACTTCACGGATTCCTAATTGAGGAAGAAGGAGAAGCTATCGTAGAAAAGAAAGTAGAGAAGAAGGAAGAGGTTGTAGAAGAAGTGGAAGAAGATGAAGAACCTAAGAAAGAACTTAAAAAGTCTAAGAAGGATAAATAATATGTCACTAGATTATAAAACAACATTACCTATAGTACTGATCGGTTCTAAAGTAGGAACTACTCGAACATCAATCCAAATGGAATCTACTTACCAGACAGAATCAGCTACTGAGGCAACAAAGACAATCGAAACAGGAGGTTACCCTAAAATAGCCCTAGATATTCTATATACTATGGGAGCTACAGAGACTACTAACTCAATTGAAATCAAGGTTGAAATGTCACCAGACAGGACAAACTGGTATCAGTTAGTTAATGATGATACATCAGGAGCTACATCAACACTACTTGCAAGAGAGTTTACAGTAGTAGGAGTTAATGCTTCAACAAAAGCAATCCACCTACCGATAGACATGTGGGACAAGTATGCACGAATTTCTGTGAAAGAAACAGGAGTAGCAACAAACAAAGGTTCAGTATATGTAGAAGCAGTATTACTAGGTAAATAAGACAAAAAGTATATGAGAAACAAGAAAGATAGAGAGTTAGGTATCAAAGCCAATAACCTCGAGGCTCATGTACATTCATTAAATCAGACATTGCAAAAAGCAGTGGCTGACCTTAATGTTATATTACCTAAGAAGAAAAAACTAGAACAAGAACTAGGAACACTAGCTATCTCTTTTTCTAAACAAGAAGAGGTGTTAGGTAAGAATAGACATCAATCTAAAGTACTTAAAGACCTTATTGATATGAAGAAAGCAGAGGAGAAGTTACTTACTTCAAACCTTGCTAAATTAGAGGAAAAGGCAGAGGAGGTACTAAGTGCCCACCAAGGGGACAAACAGCGGTTAGAAGGCGAATTTGTGTCTCTAGAGGCCTCTCTTGAAAGAGAAGCAGACGTACTTAGAGATAACGTAGATTCTATTAAGAAAGAAGTCACTGTTATCGAAGGTATCAAAGCTGATTTGATTAAAAGTGTGGACAAGGTTAGAGATGAAATTAACTCAGAAGAGTCTAAACTTAAAGAGTCACTTGTATCTATTAAAGCAGACATAAAGGAATCAGAGAAAGAACTTAAATCAAATGCTAAGAAGATTGAAGATAACTATACTCTGCTAAGAAAACAAACAGAATTATATAAGGATAAAGTGGTTGAACTTAAACTTAGAGAGAAAGCTGTCTCAGTAAGAGAACGTAATCTACTAATTCTAAAGGGGAGATTACAGAAGACTTACACTGAAAGATTCCCAGGACAAATAATAAAGTTATAATATTCTGCCACATAGACTATCATTAATAATTATGTTATAATATAAATCAATATGGGAATCATCACACAAAATCCTGGAATCTCAGGTCTTAGTGAATTAACTACAGTAGAAGAATTATTTGTCCAGAATTTAGTTGGGCTGTCTTATGCTGCTGGTGATATTTTATATCATAATGGTTCTAATCTAGTTAGACTTGCAAAAGGTTCAGATACCGAAGTACTTACTTTAGCTTCAGGTCTACCATCATGGTCAGCAGGAGGAGTCGGAGATGCTTTAGTTGCTAATGGTCTTGACCAGTTCGCAGCAACTACATCAGCAGAACTAGCAGGTGTTATCTCAGATGAAACAGGTTCAGGATTACTAGTGTTTAATGATTCTCCAGCGCTTATTACACCAGACCTTGGAACTCCAAGTGCTTTAGTTGGTACTAATATCACATCACTTGGAGCAGGAGCAGGAGCTCTATTAGACTCAGAGTTAACTTCTATCGCAGATGTAAAGGCATTAGATCAATCGGTTGTGTCAGGAGCAGCACCAGTATTTGATGCTACAAACATGACAAACATTCCTGCTGGAACTGTAGACGTAGTATCAAATGTAGCTACAGCCAGAATACTTGGTAGAACTACAGCAGGTTCAGGGGAC